CTCAAAATAGAGCTGTTACCGCAAGAGATTACGAAGCAATAATTAAGAAAATTTATCCAAATGCAGATTCAGTATCAGTAATTGGAGGTGAAGAATTAGATCCTCCAGAGTTTGGAACTGTTGCAATCAGTATAAAACCTAAAAATGGTAATTTAGTGTCTGATTTTTCCAAACAACAAATTTTATCTGGGTTAAAACAGTATGCCATATCAGGAATAAATCAAAAAATCATAGATTTAAAATTATTGTTTGTCGAAATTAGATCAAATGTATATTATAACGACTCTGCGTTGTCAAGTGTGAATAATTTAAAGACAGATGTAATAAATTCATTAACTCAATACTCAAGATCGATCAATTTAAATAAATTTGGAGGAAGATTAAAGTATAGTAAATTACTTAAAGTCATAGATGACACAGATCAAGCAATTACATCAAATATTACTCAAATCGTAATGCGAAGAGACTTGCAATTGTCAATAAATCAGTTTGCACAATATGAATTATGTTATGGAAACAAATTTTTTGTAAATCCAAACGGATTTAACATAAAATCAACAGGATTTACTATTTTTGGGCAATCTGGAACGTTATATCTTTCTGATGTTCCAAATTCAGATTTAAAAACAGGAATAATTCGAGTAATTAAAATTTTAGATGATGGAACCATCCAAAATGCAATTTCTTCAGCTGGATCAGTTGATTATGAAAAAGGTGAAATAAATATATCAACAATTAATTTTTTATCATCAACTGCACCGAATAATGTTATTGAAATACAAGCATTCCCAAGATCAAATGATGTTGTTGGATTAAAAGATTTATTTGTCTCTTTGGACATCTCAAATAGCACCATAAATATGGTTAGAGATGTTATCTCCTCTGGTGATGAAGTCTCTGGTGTAGAATTTGTTAGAGATTTTTATTCATCGAGTTATCCAAATGGAGAAATAATTAGAAAATGATAGAAACTGGAATTGTAAGTAAAGTAAAAGTACAAGATGTAATAAGTAATCAACTTCCCGAATTTATCAGGGATGAGAGTTCTCTTACTGGCGAATTTTTAAAACAATATTATATTTCACAGGAATATCAAGGTGCACCTATTGATCTTGCAGACAATTTAGATCAATATTTAAATATCAATAATTTATTACCAGAAGTTATAGTTGATACTTCTACTACAGTTGGTCTCACCACAATTGGCGCCGAAACCATCGAAGTTTCTAGTACAAAAGGATTCCCAAATCAGTATGGTTTGTTAAAAATTGATAATGAGATAATTACCTATACTGGAATTACCACAAATTCTTTTACTGGTTGTGAACGTGGATTTAGTGGTATTACTAGTTATCATTCAGATTCAAATCAAGAAAATTTAGTATTCAGTTCTTCATCTGCATCAGAACATAAAGACTTATCCAAAGTTCAAAATTTAAGTTCTTTATTTTTAAAAGAATTTTATAAAAAATTTAAGAAAACTTTTTTACCAGGATTAGAAAGCACAGATTTTCAATCAAATTTAGATGTAGGTACATTTATAGGAGAATCAAGATCTTTATACCAGACTAAAGGTACAGATGAATCTTTTAGGATACTTTTTAACGTCCTGTATGGTTTAACACCTAGAGTTTTAAATTTAGAGGAGAAATTAGTAAAACCATCATCTGCAAATTATGTCAGAAGAAGAGTTTGTGTGGCAGAGTTATTATCAGGAAATCCTATAGCATTACAAGGACAGTCTCTTCTAAAGGGATTAACAGGGCAAACTTTATATAGAAGTGATCTGGATAGTAATAAAAATGCATCAATTTCAGAAATAGAACCATTTGAGAGAAAAAATTCAGGTGTTGCTGGAATTACAACCTACTATAAGATAGGTTTATTTGTTGGTTATGATGAATCTGCAGATGTAGAAAACGATTTTGTAATTGTTCCAAATACAAAATCATTAGAAAAAGTATCTATAGGATCAAGTATAATAAATGTTGATTCTACCATAGGATTTGGTACAACAGGAACTATCATATCAGGATTAAATACCATTACATATAATGGCAAAACGGTTAATCAATTTTTAAACTGTACAGGAATTGGTGATACTATATTTCCCATACAAAATATTAGATCTGATATTACCTATTTTGGGTTTGAGGATGGTGATGTAAATAAGAGAGTAACCTTAAGATTGACAGGTGTTATCTCAGATTTTGAGCAGGAAGGAAAAATTGATGTAAATGAGGGAGAATTAATTTCTATACGTAGTTTGGGTGATAGAGTAGAAAATAATAATGAATCATACAAAGAAATATTCTGCAACTCTTGGGTCTATAATGCTAGACCTTCATTTTTTATTGATAGTCTGAATGGGTCACAGTACACACTTTCAAGTAAAGTTGATAAATCATCTTTAAAGAAAGGTGATTTAGTAGAGATAGTAGATAAAAGAACTAACGAAATAGTTGTTCCATTTAATAATAGTATACCACCACATGCAGAAAGTTTCGCATCTGTTGGAATTGGACAAAGTTCAGTAACACTTTCTGGCACTCAATCTTCATTAAGTAAACTGATTGAAAAGGGAATTATTAATGATGCTAGTGATATTGTTAATTTTAAAATAAGAAAAGTTCTTAACAAAGCTTCTAGTGATGGTGCACCTATAGAATATGGTAATGATGCTATAATATCAGATGTGTTAAACGTTTATACTGATAAAAAATCAGAAACTGCTTATGTTGCATCAAATTCTCTTCCATCATTTATAGATAATAATAATGCAGGTATATCAAAAAAAATCAATATAAGTACAAAAAATATTTCTATCGATTTATCTATAAACGGTAGTATTAGTGGTGATTCTGTTGACAAAACAGATTTTTCAACTATTAATTTTGGGTCTAATGTTCCTTTTGATACTGGAGATAAAGTATTTTATTCACACTCAGATGGTGACGGACTTATTGGTATTGAGACTGGTTCTTACTTTATTGAAAAAGTAGGATCTAAAAGTATAAAATTATTTACATCACCCTCAAATATAGATGGTGGTAAAAATTTAATATTCACTAAAAATTCAACTAATGGTATTGTAAGTTTTATATTATTTTCTCAAAAATCATCAGTTATAGGTGCTCAAAAATTACTTAAACAATTTCCATTAAATCAAAATATATCTAATGGTGAAAATGATTTAACAGACATTGGACAAACTGGAATGCTCATTAACGGTGTTGAGATTTCTAATTATAAATCAGATGATAAAATTTATTATGGTCCTTTAGAAAATCTTCAAGTTTTAAACAATGGAGAAGATTATGATGTCATTAATTTACCGAATATCGTAATATCAACTGGTATAGGCACCACAGCTTTAGCACAACCTGTCATCAGTGGAAAAATAAAAAACGTTTCTGTTGATCCTCAAAATTTTGATATAACAGAAGTTATTTCTATTGGTGTTACTGGTGGAAATGGTTCTGGATGTGTTTTAGAACCTGTAGTTGGAGAGAGATTTAGAGTCGAACTATTTGATACTAATACCAAAACATCAAGTGAGTCTAGAAGTGGTATAAACACCTCAGATGAAAAGATAGTATTTTATAACGATCATAATTTCCAAACGGGAGATCCAATAATATATGATTCATTTAATAATTTAGGAGTGGGGACAGGGGTGGCAGGTTCACTTGTATCCAACTCTATTTACTATCCATATGTAGTAAACTCTAAAACAATTACTCTTCATAGAACAGCAGAAGATGCACTCACAGGAGGAGGAATTAATAAAATTAACTTTAATGGTAATAATGTTTCTGGTAATCATGCATTTAAAGTTGGTTTAAGAAAAACTTTATTGGATGTTAAAGTTATTAACGAAGGTGATGGATATACAAATAGAAATTTAAAGATTAATCCCACAGGAATTTCCACACAAAATGATAGTATTAATTTTGTAAATCATGGATTCCAAGATGGTGAAGTCATTGAATATTTTGGTAATATTTCTGGATTAACACAAGGCAATAGTTATTATATATTAAAAATTGATGACAATTCATTTAGTTTAAGTGATGCTGGAATAGGTGCTACTATTTCATCAAATTATATTAGACGTAAACAAGTAAATCTAACTTCTAATGGTGTAGGAATCCAAACTTTTAAATATCCTGATATAAAAGTTTTTGTAGATTACACTGGCACTACCCCCGATCCTACATCATTTACTGTAGTTCCAACTGTTAGAGGATCAATTGATCAACTATATCTGTATGAATCTGGGACTGGTTATGGATCTACAATTATCAATAATCATAAAAAACCAAGTATAACCTTAGAAAATGGTGTTAATGCTTCAGTAATACCTAATATTATAAATGGTAAAATTGATAGTGTTAGAATTGTTGGTGGAAAGCAATATTACTCAATTCCTGATCTTGTTGTTACAGATCCTACTGGGTTGGGTGTAGGTGCTGAGTTAAGAGCTGTTTTAGGTGTAAATCCAATATCTTTAGAACGTCAAATTTCTGATGTTATTATCATAAATCCTGGAATTGGATATTCTACTGATACTACGATAACAGTTAAATCTGCAGGTAGAAATGCACTTTTTGATACAAATGTGAGATCTTTAACAATTAATAAACATGATGATAATAATGATTATCAACTATTAGAAGACTCTCAAAATAAACTAAAGTATTCAGTTACTGGATATGATGTCTCACTCTTAGGATCATCTAATTTAATAGGTTGGGCATATGATGGAAATCCAATATATGGACCTTTTGGGAGTGGTGATCCTACAAAGAAAAATGATTTAAGTAAAAAATTACAACCTGGTTACAAAAAAACATCCGATATAATAGATCGACCAAACGTAGATAGTGAAGTAGAATTTGTAGAAGATTACGTATTTGATAATTCAGGTGATTTGGATGAACATAATGGTAGATATGAAGTTACATCAGAATTTCCAAATGGTGTATATGCCTATCACGCTACTATTGGGGATAATAATATACCAAAGTTTCCATATTTTATTGGAAATACATATAAATCTAAAGTAATAGAAAATAATATTAATGATGTAAATCAAGATAATTTTGATTTTAACAATAG